TCCCCAGCCATACAAACTAGCGATGATGAATTTTTGAAATTCCGCTAGTGGATAAGGCTTGCCAGTTTTTACATCCGGGAGGATTTCAATAAAATCAATCGGGTTCTTTGCCATATCTGGAAAGTAGTCGTAGTCGCTGTTGGGAATATTCTCCAAATCTCTCATGTGTCGCTTGCAAGCCTTATAGACTTTCGCACTCACTCTACGCTTACCTTCCAGTACTTCTTTAGCGTACCTATAAGCCACATCTTGATATTTCTTATCTACGATTGTTTTCATCCTCCTTTCTGACAAAATAAAAAGGAGGTGTTATCCTCCGAATTTATCAAATATACTGGTTTTCTTCTCTTCCACTTGTGGCACATACAGCTTCATTCGGCTGTCCACGGTCAGACCAAGCTGTGATGCTGCTCGTGTTAAGTTAGTAGTCGCACGTTCCAGACTATAGAGCATTTTATTCGGTAATACTTTACCGCTACTAGTCTCGTATACGTATCCCTCTTTCTGCAATCCACGAGAGATTTCTTTATAGACCGCATACCACGTACAATAGGTTTCTAAAATCGCTCGATCTAAATTTCTGAGGGGTAGCTTTCGTAGGTCATTAATCACGCGCTTATATTCTGCTTTAGCAATCGCATCAAAGTGCCTTGGTGGTGTGATCTGCAATGCTTCCAAACCATCAGAAGCCTTGTCCTCAATCTTCTTACGTGCGATCTTCTCTTCTTTCGTCAAATGGCTTTTAGCAGTCGCTACCAGCTTCATTTTTCGCCCCATATTGACACCTCCTTTACTCAAATGACTTTTCAAAAACGGAATTTTTCGCACAAAAGAGGCCGCGTCCTTTGAATCACGAACCATATAGCCCCGTTCATAAAATAGTGGGGGTAAATTCCGAACATTAACCCCATTTCTTTTTATCTTCGTTCACCCAACACCCGCAGTCGGGTTCGGTTGGTTGACACGAATGACAATCACAATAGATTGTTCCGATAGAGAATTGCTCTCTTATCATTACATCTTTTGCAACTTGCTTTCAGATTACTTCTATCTAATCTTCGATTCCAATCAGCTTTCAATGGAATCACATGATCTGACATTGTAGCTTCGTCTCCACAATATTCACACACATAATCATTCTCAAGTAGAACCAATCTCGACAATGCTTTCCATTCTTTCGAATTATAAAATGCTTTGGCTTCTCGATCGTACTTCCATCGCATACGATTGTACTCTTTATACTCGTCTTGCCTTGATCCATAATCAGATAAGACTCTCTTACCTCTTGACATCGTTAACTTCTGTGGTCTCATGTTATCACCTTTTAAAATAACAAAAGAGATCCACAAAGCTATTGCAGATCATTGGTACTAAATAAGGAGACAAAACAATTAGGCTTGCGAACGTTTCTGCTGCCTTACGGATCTCTTTCTGTATACTATATTATCAGCTTATGTGTATCATTTGTTAACGTTTGGTTCAATTCTTAAATGCTCAATCGCTTTCGCTCTTGCTCTTTGGATTGTCGCATGAGAACAGTTTAATTCTCTTCTGGTTTCTTGCCAAGAGTAGCCATTAACGTACATTAATCTCAACACGATATTTTCCAGCGGGTCATCTAAATCCTCGATGGCATTAATAAGGCGCGTGCGTTCTTCCATAAGCTGGTTAATCTCAGCACGAATCTTTTCCGCCCCGTCTATGATTTTAATATTTAAATCTTCCGTAGCATTTCCACGCTTGCTCCCCTTTGGTTCATCAGAATATACCTGCCCCTTTAAAATAGCAGACTTGAGATTTTCGATCTCCTGCCGTTTGGATTTGATTTTGATATCAATATACTTTAATGCAGATAGTCTACTTGCTATGTTCACCACTTACCTCCGTTTTGAATTCCGAGAATTTAATTTCAGTCATCTCAAAATCATTCATGAATTTATCATAGCTGGTAACGTACTTCTGACCACTCTTGATAACTTTATAAATAATCATCGTGCTGTAATCAAAGTCATATCTTGCGTTAAGAATAACACGTACAAGGGTTTCATCGTTTTTCTTCTTCCATATAGTATGTGGTATTGGTATTTCCATATTAAACCTTACCATGTCATCCACCCACTCCATTCAGATCTGCCACCTCTTTCAACTCTTCTGCACGCTGTTTCTCTCGCATCTGGTACTCGCTGTTTAATTTATTTAAAATCACATCCTGCGCATTATTCTTTTCTGCCAACCGCTGGATAGACAATTCATGCTCTTGTACTGTCCATTCCAGATCGCTCACACGTTTATTAAGACTTTCAATCCGTGAGTTTAAGTTAATACACACGATCAGAAATACCAGTGATACTGATGCGAGGATCGTATAAAATAGTTTAGTCATGCTTATCCTCCACTTCCAGAATACGATCAATGATATCCTTTAATTCTCGTAGGTCCGAAAAAGTAGGACATGATTCATAAAGATCATCAAAATAATTTTCAGTAATAAAGAATGGATCATAGCCGTATTTCTCTCCGATGTTTGACAATACAGCAAATTCTAAACGATTATTTATCTGAGCGATTGAAAGCACCTTATCTCCATCAATTGGTATATGTACATTATCCAAACTCATCATTTCCCCTTTCTATTTTTAAACGCAATCACACCAGCCCAGATCAAGCCAGAGAGCCAGACCAGTGCGAATAGTAAGTATATAAAGTTTTGTAGGTTCATTAGTCGTCCTCGTCATCGCATACTACGAAAGAGACTAACTCCTTTGGGTTAATATATAACCCATTAACACGCATTAGATGCCCGTTATTAAATTGACTAGCTAATCTAATTACATCTTCTCCGCTGCACCCGTGCGCTTCAAACTTATGACCATTTTTCAGATGAAATAAAATCTTCATTGTTTTGTTTCTCCTGTAATTCTATTTCGTTCATTTCTTATTTTAAGGTAATCTTCATCACCAAGACATATTAGCGTTGTTTCTTCTTCCCATTGATTTTTAGTATATGGATATCTGTTTGGTCGTGTCATATTACCACCTCATATATAAATATTTCGTATCAATATCCTGTTCTAAAACACACTCTTTCAACGACTTCAAAGCTTCCAATGCTCCGCTGACTGTCCCCCATTTGTTTTCAGGTTCATACTGAGTATACTTCTCTGGATACCGTTCTAACTCAGATATACCACGGGAGATATTTTCTAAAATTTCAGCAACATTGTATGTTGTGTTTTGGTTAAAATCCCAATTCATGGCAACTCTGAACATTCTTCCAAGATTGTAGGTTGGAGAACTATATTTAGGTTCCGCAATGCAAATATAATCTCCATTTTCTATTTTTGCTAATATTTCCAAATCATAACTCATTCTGTTACCTCCAACAATTCGGGATTTTCGTAGACGTTGCCGATGATTTCAAAGTGATAATAAGAGAGATATAGTGGTTGCCATTCTGTTGTTCTATTTTGCAATTCGTCTACAAATTCGTAGATAAAACTTGCATAAGACCCATGCCATTTAACAATAGCTTTTCTGCCGTTATAATCAAGAATGTCTTTTTCAAAGATTTCCTTGCCATTCTTATCAAATAGCCCTGTGGATTGCATGAGGATAACATCTTCCCCGTTTCTCTTATCTTCAAATTTTAATGGAACTGATGTAGAGCCATCACTGAACTTCCCGATGATCTCCTTTCTGACAAATGAAATCATCAGTATTTCATTGATCATTTCTTCCGCCAGCACATACCACGCTCTAAATTTTGGAATCATTCTTCCACCTCCTCAAATTTTACAAATGTCATCCAATGAGTCGTCCCTCTTTGCTGTCCAAATAAGGGCTTAAATGGTATTGACTCTAGTATTTTATTTACATTTACCTGGCAATCGGACCATTTAAAAACTAGTGTACCTCCAATTTTTAGAACTCTCATACATTCCTCAAAACCCTTGGCTAAATCTTCTGACCATGTGATTTTGTCTAGCTGACCATACTGTGCTTTCATTATCGAATTAGGTCCAGCCCATTTCAAGTGAGGTGGATCAAAAACAACCAAATTAAAAGTATTATTTTCAAATGGCATATCACGAAAATCGCCGATAATATCAGGGTCTACGTTGACCTTTTTCCCATGGATATCAAACTTTTCTTGTCTGATATCCATAAAAGTTGTATGACTCTCATGTTTATCAAACCAAAACATACGACTGCCACAACAAGCATCTAGTATCCTTATATCTGTCATTTCCCAACCTCCTCAATATCAATCCCCGGACAATCAAACACCCAGTCAAAACCCGCTTCTTCAAGTTGTTTGAAGGTGAATTGAGTAGCTAATTCTCCCAAAGAAAAGAATAGTTTCTTTTCCAGACTGTTATAAAATAGCGGTTGATTTGTTGTTCTCATTTTTACTGTATACCGCTTCTCTTCCTCGACCTCGTAGCCGTCAATCCAAGCTCGTGCAAAGAGTTCTATATTATTGTTAAACCATTTTCTGAGATCTTTATTATCTTCATAAGCCACGTCGTCCATCGCTTCTTGTAGATCCCATTCAGCATCTTTAGTATATTTGATATAGTCTGCAACGATCTGCGGTACTGTTGGCTTATTTAACTCTTGCCGAATTTTTTCAGCATCTTTTAATTGCCGACCAACCCATTCACCCTCTAGTTTTCCTTGCTCGTAACCTGCTTTATATTTCAAAGTCCCATAGTCGCTACCCAATTCATTCAAAATTTCGTTGAGCCAAACTTTCTGAGTGCCAAGATCTAGCTTCTTAATTCGTGCGATAACGTCTTTTAATTTTAGTTTATCTTTTTCAATGAAATCACTTGCATTTTTTACAAAGCATCTAAGAACTTCTACTTTCTCACCATTCTCTAAAACCAAATATAAATTGTCATCGCCAAGGGTGCTTCGGCTAAACCCGTCATAAGTTCCATATAAAATAAATTTATACCATGGTTCCATCTTCCAAATCCTCCTCTTTTACAAAGCTACCCTCGACCCAGCGACCTTTCCGGTCCTTGATCTCGTTGTACGCTAGCTCAAAGCAATCTGCGAAGTCGTAGTTGAGTGCCTTACTAATAGATTTTAAGTAAGCCACCGCACGCACTAGATTGTGGCGACACATTTCTTTACTTGCTAAATCTTGAGATAGCTGGAACTCACTGATATTGGCATTCAGCAATTTAAAACTTTCCATTGTTTCTTTTGGTCTAACACCATCTTCGATCTTAAAGATACTGTGTACGTCTACGTCAATCAAAAGAGCAAGACCTACGATCACTACCGCACAATCACCGATGCTATCCTTGGTTAGCTTTTCATTTTGTTTGAGGTATCCAGCGCATAGCTCACCGAATTCCTCGCTCAATTTCAAAGCCTGCTTGTCTAACCGTCCACCGTGTTCGAGGTCACGGTCGATAAACCATTTCTTGGTTAACGTTACTAATTCCTTTTCTAATGCCATAATGTTTTTGTTGATCCTTTCTTTAATTGCCCGTGATCGTCCAATCACTGCCGTCTTACCGATGTTTTTTTGTATAAGCAGGTCACTGCTTGTGTCTTGTAGTCGCTGTCGATCCAGTCTGATTGATTGCTTGATTAATTCAATATCCATATTATTCTCTATCCATTTTACTAAAATAGGGGAGTTGCTCTGCTCCCCTTTTTCAGAAAAACTAGATTAGAGGGCCTTTCTAAAATTATAGTGAGCAATGGCCAGTAGATGGAGTTGCACCACCCTGTTTACTACAACTGGCCAGCTATCGGGACGGGTCGATAGCGTGAAATAAAAAATGTATCATAAGGAGTCCTATTCCCGTCCTAAATCCTATAGAGGGAATCGAACCCTCTGAGGTTTTCCAAGCCTCATACCAATCTAGGACGCAATGGATCAACGGCATTGCTATGAATTATCATTATTTTGTTGATCGTTTGGAACGTATATCAGATTCCGTGTATGTAAATTCTTAAAGAAAGGACTCTCCTTTATTTATTTATAGGTTGATATACATTGTTTTGAATCGTGTGTTAAGGCATAAAACCGATAGTTTTATCACGATTCGGTTGAAGCGCCCCACTCGCTTCGGTATCAGTGTATAATATTTTAGTTTGTGAGGTTATGACTGACAGACCTGTTACAATCTGCCAGCCTTAATTCAAATTCCCAGCGCCCACGCACGTTCCAGATGCAGTTGAGACGATAGCTTAAATGCAAAAATTTCTATACACCTCCTTGAAGATCGTCTTAACTAATTTCTGTGGTATATTGGAACGTTCATTGTAAGATTTCGAGAAATGTTTCCATTCTACATCTTGCTTGATGATGTCATTTTTTAATTTCAAATCAATGTTGCTAGCGAATTTTGTAGGTTTCTGTAGCGGATAATCGTAGTTGTTATACCTTGTTATGTTTAGATATGGCAACTTAAAATCCATCACATCCTCAATATATTTCCACAAACGCCCACTAGCTGGATTTTCTATGATGAAATATTTAGGGTTATACCGTTTGATGATTTCAATAGTATTAAAAGCACAAAGCTCTCCGTTTACCCTCTTCATAAATTGACGGTCATACTTGTAGTTGTTGTAGGCCTTCTCATAGTCAGAAGCATTTCTGATAGTAAACATGCTAGCTTCTCTTTGAGGTTTAAAAAGGCTATCCGAGAGATCTTCTTGCTTCCAACAGGCATTACCCTCACACATAGCACTTGCATTACTCCAACTTTCGCAAGGTGGGCTTGCTATAATCAGATCTGGCTTTGGTAACTTATCCAGAGTATCAAACAAGGTATTATCACCAAACAAACGACTATAATCAGCAAGGTTTAAATTTATAAAGTGATCATTCTTATGTTCAATATCTATTCCTATTGGATATATTTCGATATTAAATTCACCATCTTCATTCAGCGCTTTGACACCTTTCGTATAACTTCCGTTACCACTATCAAACAATGCCCATACAGTCATTCTTCGCATCATTCACCCCCTTCACCTATTTAAACGTCATCGTCATTCGTAGCAACTCCCGATTTGTTTGAATCGTTGCTTTGGCTTCCTGCTTCTGCATTTGTATCTTCAGCAGTTGGTTGTTTAATGTCTTCCGTTGCTTCATTTTTTTCTGTTCCAATTCTTCCAGCTCCTGCAGTTGTAACTGTGCTTGCGCTATTTCCTGCTGTAACTGTTCCTTGTACTTCATCTGCATATACTCCTTGTGCTGTTGCGACTGCTGCGATTGTTGCGACTGTTGCTAAAATGATTTTTTTATTCATGGTTTGTCTCCTTTACGATTGCCAGCGCATCTTCTACGCTACGTGCAATACCTGCAAGTGCGCCACGCGCTTTAACTGTTTTGATAAATTGTTTCTGTTCTGGTCTCGCTCGACCGTTTGCGTTTTTTACTTCGATGTAAAATATTTTCCCATCGGGTCTAAAACCGTATAAATCTGGATGGCCTTTCGGTAATCCCGTATCAAACCATCTGCCATCTGCGGTTTTTACTTTTCCGACATTTGCCCGAAATACCGTATAGCCATTTTCGGTTAAGGCCACCCGTATTTCATTTTGTATAGTATGTTCAGTTTTCACAATATCCTCCAAAATTTACCGTTTCTGTTTTTTAAAAGGTAAACTCTGTTTGCCTTACAGCCCCAAAGGTTTGACACTACTTTTTTTATAAAATTTACCGTTAACCTTACCGTTTCTCTTTATATATATTTTTATTATTTATTTATTTATTATTTTAATAGTAATAGAAAGGTTAAAAGGTAAATAAGGTAATGTAAACCCTTGGTATATAAGGCTTTAAGGTGTTTACCGTTTGCGATTTTAAACGGTAAACAAACGGTTAACGGTTAATTTTTTCGTAACCCGTTGTAATGATTTTATTTTCATCATCACCCCATGAGAAGCCTATATAGTAAGGCGGTACATCTACGGACGGGATGAATTTTCCTAAAGGCTGGAACTTTTTCTTAACCCATTCGGGAGGGATGTTTTTCGCCAACTGATTTTCGAATTTCCGTTTAGTCAGCTTCGTCACTCCCTCATCCTTGCACCATTCCTGATACAGCCACCACAAATACCTTGACGGGAGGCGGGTGGATTCGAATTTATTGAACCATTCTATGACGAACGCTTTGACCGTGTCATTAGATTCTTTAAAATCTTCGAGGGCTTCAAGTGATGCTTTCGGTTCGATAAACCGATCGAATGAAATTTCAAGTGCTTTCTTCAAAACGTATTCCAGCACTTCCTCACGATAGATGTAATCATCTTTGATCGCCCAATTATCATCTTCACTTGAGAATGATTTTTTAAATGGGATAATCGCAAACCGTCTATATGTCCCGTTAGTTTTATTTTTAAACCGTGGGAGTTCGTTGGTAGACTGGATCACGGTTTTTTTAAATACCGTAGTGTATGGCTGTTTATTTTTTTCTTCAACCAGTACGGGTTCACCCGTTACTACGCTATTAAAGTTTGAAGATTCGTCTACGTAGATACCAGCCTGTACATCATCACCAATCACGACCGTTTTTCCCTCAATCATTGAGAGCGAGAAACGTTCTGCGAATTGATTGATTTTTAGACTGGCCACGTTTTTCATCCCGACCACATTAGTGATTAACTGCTGGACTGTACCCTTACCATCGTTCCCCTCACCAACAAACCAGATCGACTTGCGGTATGAATAGTTACCGTTAAGACTTGCTGAAATAACTTGCCAGATGAGATGTACCAGCTCTTCATCACCACTCATTAAATCCAGTAACCAATCATCTACGTTCCAACCGTCAATCGTTGGAGATTTCGCAAAGTGATTGTATTCAGTTGCAATCGTTGAGAATGCTACGAATTCGTGTGTAAATCCTGTAAGAATTTTTCTTTTCTTATCATAGATACCGTTTTTTACTAAGATAAAACGCTTAGGGTCTTTGTATTCCCCTGTTGAGAAGTTACATGAGAAATGCTCATGTTGGTTAACCCGTGGGGTCGCTGCAAGCATAAAGAGTACGTTCTTTGCGCGTGCCTCGCTAAAATTCGGCTCTAATAGTCGAATGATTTTATAAGCATAGCTGGGGTCTTTGTGGTAATATCCATGATCTGGATCATAGACCGCTACACGATCATTCGAGAGATTGACGATGTAAAGAATTTCTTCCATTCCTTGCGCCACTGCCAATTCAGTAAGGCGCGTGGGGGGATTCTTCTTTGGGGTTACCGTGTTCGTCACGGGATCATAATCATTCTTATGTTCTTCCAACCAGCGTTCACGATAGTCACGACACGCTAGCCGAATTTCTCGCCAATCGTTTGGTTTTTCAATGATTTCTATGAGGTGTCGTTGCTTTTGCATTTCTCGATACTGCTGTTTTAATAATTCAAGATCCATCCATATCCTTTCTAAGCATACTTTCAAACGTGCGGTCTAATTCGCTCTGTGAGAGACTTTCGGGTGTGTAGTGATTCGCTAGTTTTGCAAGCATATAAATCGCATCTACTTCAACCCCTCTAAGTAGTAGGCCACCGATAAAACTTGCAAGTGCGTTATTTCTACCGCCCTTGTCACCCAGACCGAATACGACCTGTTCAAAAAGTTTTGCTGTTTTACTTGAATACTCACCTTTCTGATAATCCGTGGTGAAGTTAACCTTGGATTTTTTCTTTTCAGTTTTTAAGATTTCTAAAATCTCTGGTGGACATTCAGCGATAGGGTGCTTATTCTTCCACTTATACTGACCTTTAGAATTATTGCTAGGCGGTACTAAGATGTAATTGTTTTTGTTTGCCTTAATATCTATACCAGCTTTGATCCGTATATCTTGACTTATTTCAATTCCTTTGGGTTTCTTTAAGTAGATATGCTCTCCGCCGCTTGGAGTGGTTACTCTGAGAGTTTCTGGTATATACTGTGATAATTCCCAATCATTTAACGACTGGTAGCCGTTTTCGGTTTTATTGACATCTATATCAATGACAAAGAAGTCTACTGTTCTGAGCGCTATATTCGCCTCTGGTTCTTCGTGCCAAAACCGTTTGATATCGTCAGCGTTAAAGGTGCTATCTTTAAATTTAGTGATAGCACGCTTACTACGCTTGTCGATTGGAATGACAGAAAAGCCGTTAGCTTGATAATTTAGCGCGTAATCTACCATTCCTACCATAGTCTTAGAATGGCAAATCTAAATCTTCGATCTGTTGATTCGTAGAGGGTTTGATCTCACCAGCGAATGCTGGCAATTCTGATTGCTCCATCTTCGTTACGTTCAAATTCTCGTAAGTCTTACCGTTATATTCTGATGTAATGTTTTTAACGGTTACTTTGAGTGACTTACCACGAATTAATTCAAGGAATTGGTCAATAGAGTTTACTTCAATTCCCTCTGGGATTTTGACCGCTTTGGCATAGCGTTGAAGCGCCCATGTTGGATATTGAAGTGTTTCTTTTGAAATCCAGATTTTATCAAAAATCAGATTGTTGCGGAATTTCTGCTGGAAATCATCACGAATTTTAAGGCGGATGTCCAGAAAATCTGTACCGTTCTTGCTTGCGTTCTGCTCCGCCTGTGAGACGAATACCTCATACGTTCCATCTGTGATAGACGCGAATTGTTCTGCTGCTTCGTAGTTTACTGAAAATAGTGACATAGTAAGTTACCTCCAAATATTTAACCGTTTTTGTTGAAACCATAACCAACCGTTGGCATATCCTTTTAAATTTCGGAACGCTTTTAATTCGGCTAGGTTCTGACATTTTGTATATTGCTTTCCATATTTTTTAACGCGACAATATACCATCGCTTCATCTTTTCTGACCTCGATTTCTTCACCGTTCACATTGATGAATACCATTTCTTGGTCTATCTTTGTAAGCTCAATTTCTGAACGTTTGTCATCTAAATTAATGACGATCTTTGGTTGAATGATAACCGCTCCACAATACGGACAGCAATTATCTTTCATCTGTTCCCTCCAAAATGTCGCAAAGCATTGCTCACAAGTTTTCGGAGATCTTTCGGCTGGTTTTTTCGTTTTTGAAAGTCCAGTTAACTTCCAATCCCTGTCATCGTTTGGTAATCCATGTCTTAAATGATTACCAACGTGATCGATTAGAATTGCACGCTTCCCCTCTCTGGGGTTGAGTGGTCGCATTGCGAATTGCAAGTATAAGGATAATGATGCTGTCGGTCGTAGCATGATACAGACATCTACGTTTGGCAAATCAATTCCTTCCGTAAATAGATTCACATTGACCATGATGGTTATTTCACCATTTCGAAAGGCTTGCATATATTCTTCACGCGCCTTTTTATCTGTTTGGCCAGTTACAACTACTGCACGATAACCGTTATTATTAAATCGTTCTGCGACTTTGTCAGCGTATACTACGCTATGGACATATACGATAGCTTGTTTACCATCCGCCAATCGCTTGTAGTGGTCGATAAAATCACCGTACTCGCCTTTGAAATCAAGTGCATCATCTATGGAGCTGTTAGTAAACTCTCCAGACCGTTTTCTTAATTTTTTTAAATCGAGGAGATTGACAGAATAATAATCAAACTCTGATATGTTCCCGTGTTCCTGTAGCCATCGTATAGATTTACCGATCACTAGATCGTCTGCTAGATCATCGAACCCAGCCCCGTCTAATCGTATTGGTGTTCCTGTGAAAAATAATTGAGTAGCATTTTTGAAATATTTCAAAATCGTTTGATATTGCTTTGCTTTAATATGGTGGGCCTCATCGACTAATACCACGTCAAATTTGGGGAGGGTGTCCAGTTTTCGGACTAGACTGCCAACCGTACCGATGGTTACATAATCAAGATTGACTTCACCACGTTTAAAGGTTTCTTCGACCTGCTCATTTATTTCTTTTCGATGGCTGAAAAATAGTACGTGTTTTTGCTTGTCAGTCGCATTTTTAGCGATGTGCGACATCACGACAGTCTTACCAGATCGTGGTTACGGGGGCGATTGAACCATGATTTTTTTATGTCCATCAATCATAGATTTTTTAATATCCATGATTAATTCTCTTTGATAATCACGTAATTCAAACACCACTAATCATCACCCCCTTTAAATAACTCTTCGACCTTACAGCCTTTCCGATTATCTAAACGATTCTTAGCATACACGCTGGCAGATGGTTGTAAGATAAATCCACGGACTTCCTCACCATCATCTGTTGTTTTCTTAACCAGACGGGCGACCACATCAGTCAGTCCAAGGAAGTTATTTAAAATTTTAGGGCGAATGTCTGGCATAGCACGGTTGTAGATCATACCGTTTTCGTCCGTCCATTGGTCGCTCGCCTCCCACGCTGTGAATACGATACGTTTATTAAGTTGTAATAATGCCCGTAAGCTATCTAAAATCGTAAAATCTACTCGTTGGTAATCCGCTTGCGATGGCACTCGATAGTTTTTACCATCACGACCAAGGTTTGCAAGACACGCTCGAAATAACTCCGAAACGTTATCGACTACAATTGTGTCGTATGCTTCACCAGCTCCGTTTAACAATTCCTTAACAACTGTTAACCATTCATCCCAAATTTTATGTGTATCAACATCTGCAATATCAATGTTTTCGCATCCTGCTAAGACCTTAGCAGACTTGTCGATATTAATGACTAACGTTTTACCATCAATGTATTTAATCGCACTGGTCTTACCAAATCCTGGGTTTCCGTAGATTAAGTAGCACGCATCATCATTCGTGATTTTCGTCGCTTGTGTGATCTTCATTTATCTTTCCTCCATCCATGTACTCGCTCAGAATAGCGCTCGTATCGCACATCATTCGCACTTGTCTCTTGCGTTCTTTAAACAATTCTTCGACTAATTCCTTTGGAATCGCGTGTCGATATCGTTTTAAGACTTCATTGACTGCCAGATTGATTTCATCTTCTAGCATATTGGTATACGTTCCAGTGTTAATCAGTAGAGAATCTGCTGTAACGTTCCCAAATTTGTCGTGATAGTCTGGAGCGCATACCAGCTCGTATTTTGTGTTAACGTAAAATCTCATTGTTATACCTCATCATCATCGCCTAACCAGCGTTTGAATGATCCCGATCTTAACCATAAATCTGGATCGTTATAGTCAATTTCTTCGTTTTCGTCCATTTAATAGCACCCTCAAAACATTCGTATGTTCGATGTCTCTTTTCTTATAGATTTCTAAGAGGCTTTCCAACTCTTTAATTCGTCTTGCTTTTCTAAAGAACATCTGCCATGCTCCAATCATTGTCAGAGTAAGAATGTTTGCGAGCTTCTGCGAGATCGATAAATGATGCTCGATAGCCCTCGTTGAATTTCTCTTGTAGATCTTCCTCGTACTGTTGCATGATCGCGTCCTGCTTCGCCAGACGGGCTTTCTTCCGTTGCGCACGTTTGAAATCCCAAACCGCACCTGCGAAGCCTGCTGCAAAAAATGTTCCTGCGATTGTCATGCATCCTAAAATTTCGTTATACATGTTGTATTTCCTTTTCTAGTTCCAAAATCTCATGTACATCGTTTAGATCGTACATAATGTATTTTCCTTGTTTGCGAAATTTCAAACCTTTGCGCTTCAAGCGTTTTAGATATTCATTGCTAAAACCAAACATTTCTTGCAATTCTGCTTGGCTTACTGGTAGCAATTCTTTCTTAGCTTGCTCTTTCGCTTCAAGATAGATTTCTCTGATCTGTTCTTTGATTAGTTCTTCAATCATTGTCTATCTCTCTATTCTGTGTTATAATTAATTTAGTTAAATTTCATGAGCGCTTCACTCCACTGTGAAGTGCTTTTTTTGCTTTATGCCACATCTTTTTGCTCAATCAGTGGCAAAATTCCTTTTTTATTTTTAAGTAAATCGTAAAGGAACAAACGTCCTTTTTGAGTCCAGTAAGTATGCATCTTGCTATAATCTGCATCGATTGTATGAGTTTTTGATTGAGTATAACCCTTGCCAGCGTACTTTTGATACAAGAGCCAGGTTTCCCCCTGTTTGAACTGTATTTTCAATTCATGTAGAATCTTATTCATTTTTTTTGCACTCATTCCATAATCTTTTGCAATTACAGAAATTGCTACTAACGATTTGTTTTGAAGAACCAAGTCGTAGTATGTCGCTTTCGGCTGAAGCTCTTGGATAATTTGATTCTTTTGAGCCACTTCTTCCTGTGCTTTCAGACGTAGTTGTCGTTCTTCTTTTAGCTTCTGAAGTGCTGCGATTGCCATGTCTGGATTCTCCAGCAGATCATCAATAGCATAAAGACCGTGTTTGCGGATAGCTGGCAAAACATCACTGGTCACCCAGTCTGTAAAAGCTTCCGCTTCTTTTTTCTTACTCTGAAAAATCAATTTATATAGATTGCTTTCAGAAACAAATTTCATATCTTGCTTTCTTCCAAGGCCATCGATGACCTCATTTGTAATGACCCCATCTTGTTTAAGCCTTTTCAAAGCTTGACTTGGATTGTTTATGTCTAAGATTTTACACACATCCGCATTGCTAAAATACGGATTATTATCAATAGTTACCGTACGGACCTCTTGCCCGTGAAAGTTAAAAACTTCATTCATGGTACTTCTCCTTTCTACTCAATCCCATAATCTTCAATAACCTGAAGAATAAAACTGTTCGCTCGTGGACCTTTAGTCGTTCCACTAAGAATATTTGTCACTTCCTGTCGTTTAAAGCCATAAGCAACCGCTAGAGTTGTTTTTTTAATGCCCTTGTCTTTCAAAAAAGCATTAACTTTCTCACGACCGTTTGCGATATCTGGCATATATGTTCCTCCTTATCCCCAATTTATGTAAATAAGAAACAACTAAAAATTAAACTTTTTTGTGTTATTTCTTGACAAAATCTATAATAAAGTCTAAAATGAAAGCATAATAAAAACACTAATAAATCCACAAATACTGTTCGCCAAAACATTTTTATGATTTATTTTTTTAGTTGTTTTTTTAGTTGTAACTTACTTACAAAAACTATTCTATACTTTTTTCTAGATAATGTCAATACTTTTTTCTAGATTTTTTAGAATATTTTTTGTGACGTCATAGAAAGGTTGATGTATCAATGTTTTCGACACTAGAAAAAATTAAAAAATTAGCAAAAAGTAGGGGTATTTCTTTAGCAAAGTTAGAAGAAAGTCTAGGGTATAGTACCAATTATTTCTATACCTTAAAAACGAAAACCCCAAACTCTGACCGCCTACAAGAAATCGCCGACTATTTCAACGTGTCCACCGACTACCTATTGGGACGAACTGATAATCCACGGATTGCATCGGATGCTTCAATTATAGATACCGATCCTATAGAAGAGCAAACACTCGTCATGTTTCGCAAAGAAACTGAAGATATGTCGGACGACGAAAAAGAGCGCTTCAATAAAGCTCTCATTAACATGATGAAGAATGCTCGTGATCTTGTCAAAGATGAATCTTTCTGGAAGTAGGTGACTATTTGAAACATTATACAAGACCCTCAAAAGAAACTTACTTACAATATCATGGAAACGCAAATAGACTACTTATGGATATATCTGACCATTTTGGTATTCATATTTCTCAAATTACTTTCGAACTAATCATTGAATTTTTCGAAACTAAGTTTAATATTCTATTTGTCTACTTTGAAGCGGATTTAATGTACAAATTGTTTCCAAACAAAAAACAAGAACTTAAATATAATTTAACTTCAAATAATTCTCTATTATTGGTTGATTTCAGCTTTTGCAATGTTTGTTCTGGAATGACAATTCCAGATTTTGAAAAGAATCGCTTTGTTGTTTACATCAATCAAGACGTAATCAAAGGGAGAGTAATGTTTACAATTCTTCATGAATTAGCACATATATACTGTCACCTTATGAGTTCTGTTTATGATAAAGTTCTAGTATCTAAGACTTCGTCAAATTATAACGATTCCTATCCAGCTGAAATCGCTCCACTAGAAAATGAAGCAAATACCATTGCATCAATTTTGTTTCTCAATGACTTTAAATTGCTTGAGTATATAAATTCTGGATTGACGTTCAAACAACTTATTGAATTCAGTCAAATGTCAAAGCCTGCATTACATAATCGTTTGATGAACTTTCTAATGTATAATTGCAGTTGCCAAGAGTATTATGCCCTCAGTATAGTCCAAGGATACAAAAATGACGAAGACTGGGCTATTTTGACTTTGCAACAATTTCAAAGAGAATTACAAGAAATTGCTTAAAATATAAAGATTATGAGAAAAAATTGATTATGAAATTAGGACCACGAACACCAAATATAAAAAAGAGAGTTTCAGCACGTACAACTGGATCAGTAACACGAAGGATAAAATCAAGCACCTCTCCACTTTATGGGCAAAAAGGAATGGGGTGGGTTAAAGACCCAGAACGTGCAGCATACAATAAAATATACAACCAAACAACAACTGATTTTGATTTAGCAGAAGGTTGCTCATACGGTTGCGGTTGTCTTGTATTTATTGTGATGATGGTTATTTTATATAACTTTTTATCGACAATACTATAAAAAAATCCCCACACTCTCCGACCGCCAAGTTTTTGAGTGTGAGGAAATCATGTATAGTAAAAGGCATTAAAAAGCCCTTTTTACTATACCCATTTTAACAAGAAATGAGGTAAAAATCAATGATCAAGAAATATTTAACCAAAGACGGAGAGACTAGATATATGCTCCAAGCATATCTTGGTGTTGATCCATTTACAGGCAAACAAAGGCGCACGACCCGTAGAGGTTTTAAAACGCAGAAGGAAGCCAAGAAAGCAGAACGGGAGCTACTGCTATCTGTGGAGGAAAACGGATTTACAGATCACTCTAGCAAGCCTACGTTTAAAGAAGTAGCTGATCTGTGGTTAGAAAGCTATGAAACAACTGTGAAGCCTACGACCTACCAATGTACGAGTATGTATTTAAAAGTTATCGTTAAAGATTATTTTAACGATATCAGAATAGAGAGTATATCTGTATCTATGATGCAGCAGATTGTACTTAAATTAAGTAAGAGATACACTCAGTATTCACTCTATCTGTCTGTGATTAATCGTGTGTTTAAATTTGCTCTATCGCTAGGAATTGTACAAACCAATCCGGTTGATAAGATCATACGACCAAAACAAAAACAATCTCACAAAGCTAAAATAGCACTTACAAAAGAAGAGTTAAACCAATTTCTCACACTAGCCAAAGAAGATGCAAAACCATCTCTATACGTAGCGTGGCACACACTCGCTTATACTGGACTGAGACGAGGGGAATTGCTAGGTCTTGAATGGTCTGATGTTGATTTTGATAATAAGATGATATCCGTTAATAAGACACTTGTCAAAGTTGGTGGTAAGTTGTCCACTCAATCTCCTAAAACCAAATGTAGCTTGCGGACAATATCAATAGACGATACCACTTTACAAGTTTTAAAAAGCTGGAAGTTGGAACAAAAGAAATTGTTTTTCAAACACGGCATCAAGTCTAAAAATATCGTTATCACAAATTCCAGCGGTAGTTATTTTGAGTTTTCCCATTTCAGAGAAGAATTGCTATACTTCCTTGGTAAGCACAAGCTAAAACAATTTAACGTGCATAGCCTACGACACACACACGCAAGCCTGCTCTTTGAAGCTGGTATAGAACCTAAAACCATATCAGATAGGTTAGGACACGCAAACATACAAACAACTCTCGATATGTATACACACTTAAATGATAACCAGCGGTCAGATGTTGCAGATCGCTTATTAAAATTTCTTGAAGCGTAGTCAAAAACGTAGTCAACACACTAAAACCCTTGATACACAAGGGTTTTTACTTTTATACCACAAAACTAAATCACATTCTATTAGATATCCATTAGATGCGGTTGGTTGATTTGACTATGTTTTGGGTATGGTCAAATATCACTCAAACGAATAAAAACGTAGTCAATTACGTATTCATTCGATTGCCGTTATAATAGACAATCTCGATAATTGCCGTTATAAACACAAAAAAGCCCCCTCGATTGAGGGGGTCTGTGTGTCTTATTATATAGTCTCTGGCCACGGGTCGTCCGTTACATAGGACATATTAGTAAACCGCAAGTCTCCGATATCCCGATCTGTTGGCACCGGATCATCGAATTGTAGTCGAAGCTGATTGCCGTCACCCGGCCCGCCTAAATAAAATGTCCCAAGGCGCTTGCCCTTGTCATTTGTCATAATACCAAGTTTTGAGCTGGTCGCACGAAAACCGACGGGTATACCGCCAACGTTTAAGATAACAACGTTTCGCTCTCTGTCTGAACCTTGAGGAACGTAGCTGGGCGCACCTCGTCTCACGATCCCAAACCAACCCCATGACAAACCGCCGAAGCCGACCTCTACTGTTGAGTTTATGCGTCTAAATTCTACGTATGCGTTGGTTTGATTTGAGTTGATATTTCTTGGCTTAAATTTGACATCACCAAACAATACCGACCAAGCGTTAGATCCAGTTCCAGCGGTCTTTTTGATCCACTTAACGGCACCGTTCTTAGCCGTGGTATCAGTGTATATTGTACCGATATCAGCGTTTAGAGCGTATGGGAAGCCTTGACCTTTTAATTCTGTACTTCCACTATTAGCACCCGTTCCTACTTTGCGTTTGAGTTCTTCCAGATCATTCTTACTTGCAAGTTGGCTTGTGTCAATCGTTGGCAATTTTGACCGTGTAATAAACGGATCACCACCGTTTTGGAGTTTGGTGTCAATGAGAGCGTCCAGACCGAGGTCTACGTGCTTCTCCTTGATATTCGTGGTCATCTGCGCTTGTAACGTGGCATACGTTGGAAACAACTCGTAAGCTTTGGAAGTTTGCAACGCTCCGCCTTGATTAGCTTGAAGCGTCCCAATATCACGACCAATGGATTCTATAGCTTTCTTTAATTTATCCATTCAGCACCTCCTTAGAGGGTATTTTTAGCCGTTGTATAGATTTGTACGAAGTCAGTATTTTCAAGGTCAGTGAATTTTTGGCCAAGCTCTGTCATTTTAGACACAATAGCTTGGTCTGCTGATCCTGCACCATTTGCGATACGGTCAGCGATCTCTTTGAGAGTATCTAATTCTTCTGGTACTCCATCGCCTAAAATGGCAGTCTTGACACCAGCGATAGCTGTGTCTAGTTGTTGTTGTGTGATTCCAGCTTGTCCAAGTTCTGACTTGTCGGCTTTATTTGCAAGTGTGGTTTTAATTTCCTTGATATCAGTCCCGACAGCTTGTGCGAATTGTGTTAATTTCTCTGTGTTTAAAGTCATGTTCTATCCTTTCAAATTTTAGCTAGATTATAGAGAGTGGTTAGATCTGGAATCTCTTCGCCTTGCTCACGCTTCCGAAACTCTTCCAAACTGTCCGCTGTGTATTCTTCCGTTGATTGTGTCACCTTGATTACTGTTGACTTATCCGATGGGAATACATAGTTACCGCAAGTGATTTCCACTTGGTAGATGCCCACTGGTAAAACCTTATTAATATTAAATTTAACCTTATGATCTGTGACCGTACTGGTCAAACTGGTCTTACCGCTACGATTAGCAAGTGTGATCGTAGCTTCCTGACCTTCCAATTCGGTTACTGGATTGTAATTTTCATCTAGCAACTCATAGCCAAAGAGGGAAGCTGTGTCACCTTGTTTAACGACTTCGCCCCCCTCGAATTGTTTTAAGTTTGTTGAATTGATCCGCATGGTTCACCTCCTTATGAGAATGATCCAAAACTATTGATACGCTTACCATTCTCCGATTGTCCTACTGCGACATATCTGCGATTGCCAGAGCCTGCGATGTATGTGATCCAGATGTATCCATCATTATCAATCCAACCATCATAGTTGATAGTCTGACCTGCAGTATATACTGCTACGATCTCACCAGACAAACCTGCAGAAGCCCGTACATTCAGCGCAGAGACTTCGACTGTAAATGTACCAGTTTCCTCATTAAATGCGCTAGAATCGACTGTAAGAGGTTCTGATGGTTCGACATTAGTCACTTGTGCTGGTTGCCCGTCAACTGGGAAGTAGAACCAGCCTACAATACCGTTAAAATCACGGGTGTTATATCGTGCTGGACCACCGACATAAAGAGCATCTTCGTTACCGTCAATGTTTTGTTCAATAGTGCGCATGGTATATCCGTCACTATCTTCGATAACTAAACCGGTGTGACCGTAACTGTGACCGTAGATGTAAGTGGTATCCATAACGAATACTGCCCCAGCCCGTGGCTTACTGTCGAGATTGCCTTCTTGATTGTATTCCACCTCATAGCCTAAATCACGGGCAGAATTGAGAAGATCAATCGCATTTCCCCAAAGAGTTTTGCCAAAAAAGTAAGTAGAGATCGCATTAGGTAGTGCAGCACACTGCATACCCCACTTGCTCATAGATACGCCTGTTCCAGCATCTGCTAAGCCTTCGGCATATCCTAAAATATCATTTAAAGTAGCCATTACTGCTCCTTTCTAAATTCAAAAGCGACTACCCAGAAATAGATAGTCGCTAGTAAGAATAGTTTAATCTTCGCTAGGTTCTTCATAACCTAATGCTCGTGTGCTATCGCTCAATCCTATAGTGGTTGGGTCATTGACGATCCCTACAAGCACAAGGAAGGCAAATAGTACATTGATAAATACAAGAACTTTATCAATCGTTTGGCCAAACTCCAATTTGATACCAAAAATATCAGCGAATGCTTGGAAGAGTAATGCAAGAGCTGGCACAAGAGCAAGCCAAAAGTTTTTGTTTTTCAAACGTACATTCCAGTTGATTTTCATAGTGTTACCTCTTAATTATTTTTATTTTGGATTAATGCTTTAAGTTCCTTCATATCCTCGCTCAAGGCTTTGACCTGCTCTGCGAGGATCAATAGAGACTTATTCTGTTCATCGTGGTTATCAAGTCGTCTCACTGCTGTAAGACGGAAGTCACGCATGTTTTCAATGTCTTTTTCGATCACGACCATGCGTTTCTCCTGAGCCACGACACTTCCTTTAAAATTTCCGTAAATTCCAAGTAAGATCCCGACAAATCCGACCATCATCGAGATATCTTCTGGTGTAAAGTGGATCATAGATCACGCCCCTTTCTGATTAAAGTACTGGTTGTGGTGTAGCTGTCGCCACTGGTTGAGTTTCAAGATCACCAGAAGGTTGTCCCGGCTTCTCTTCCTTCTCTTCTTTTGGTTTCGTCCACTTCCAAATGCCAATCTTACCATTTTGGTAAAGGCTTGCGAGTTGTTCAAGGGTCTCTCCATTGTAAGTAAAGTCACTGTTTACTTGCACCATTACACGGTTGCCCTCACCGTATGCAGCAGTATGGCTTGCATCTTCGAGTGTAAAGATTTCTTGTGATTTATAAGTCTTACCAGACTGTCCAAGGTCAACCAATTCAAGTCCACGCTTGTAGATTGTTGGGTCAAGTGGATTCTCAACATCGGTCACCCGTGCCAATACTGCCCAATCTGCTACGGCCTTAACTTCTGCGATCTTTGTGTCTTTTTCTGCGAGTTTTTGCTCGTAGTTTTCGGCTTGGTTATGCAAGTCCTCTTGCAATTTCTTCACACCGTCAGCAGGATTGAATTCAGTCGCAACTTGTCCGAGTACGGCTTGGATCAATGCTTCGTCTGATTCGTTGGTGCGGTCCCCGATTAGTACACGGTCAAAGGCCGTATAAGGTGCGTCTTGTCGAATTGCTACGAATGTTTTACCAGCTTCTTGTAAATACTTGTTAACTACTTTAAATGTCATATATTATCCTTTCTGTGCTACTTCATCGAATAGCTCTTTCAATGCTTCATCTGCTTCTAGTACGTTGTTGATTCGCGCTAGTTGTTGTTGTGTTTCTTCATAGAGTGCCTTATAGTTAGCGCACTCAATAATCTTATTCGCAAGTTGGACTGCGACATCGTTGATAATTTTGTCTGTTGTGTTCATTAATTAATCCTATCCCCCCATCGTTCTGTACCGACATATCCCATGCGGTTGAGCATATCTTTCAAAGCCATCTTCAAACGTACACCGTTTAAGTAAATTTCGCCTACGTGCAACTCATGTAGTGGCTTATCTGACCGCCCGATTGAGTGTTTTTGCCCATTATCATTTGATGGTATCAATCTGTGATGGTCTTTGTTTGTTCCGGCTTTAAAAATCCAAGGACTACGTTCGTTGTTATTTGTATATAAGATGACCTGGTCACCGACTAACTCGGTTAGTGTTTCATCTCGATTGTATACACGCATCCCTGCAAAACCGCTTACGTGTGTCAGTGCGTTTTTATCTCTGGTTGAGCCTAAAACCGTGAGAGTTGAGTATTTCTTACCAGTATTCGTGATTTGTGTATCGTCTACCATTCTCAAGATTTGAGTCGGCAGATTGGTTCCTTGCCTAGTGAGGCCGGCGCCATTATCCAAAATATTCATTTGGCCGTTTTGCAAATCAATATTCATCTTACCGTTTAAGGCTTCGATCCGACCGCCTCGCATGGTCATACCAGTTAGCGTACCAGCTAGTACGTTGCTTGCGTTTACGTTAATCACATTGACTTGACTTGCGTCAATCGTGCCACCAATGATTTTATCAGCGTTTAGGTTAGCAATCATACCATCCTTAATCACTGCATTATCAATCTTGGTCTGGCCTGTGATATGCGTTAGCCGTCCATCTATTCGGTTCGTACCGTTAGCAAGTAGGTTGATAGAGTTGAGTACGTCGCCCGCGCTACTTAGATTTTTGACCGACCAAGAACCAGCGAGCTGGTTTACTTGTGTGCGTACTGCTTCGATAGGTTCTGCGCTATCGTCTGGGCTCGGTTGCCATAAGCGATCTGATGAACCTTCGTAAAAGTCCAATTCGGTCATAAATAGACCAGACCAGCCGTTAGGATTGCCTTGGTAATTAAATAACAGATAACCTTCATCAAATGCCCCTGTGTTAAAGCTAAATGACTTCTTGACGGCTCTGTCTGAGTTAAATGCAGGAGAACCAGTCTTGTCAAAGATTATTTGCATTTCGTCGAAGTCATTCGTCGATCCTTTCCTACGCTTACAGAATGCAATTTTAAAGCGTGCTGTGTTAGCATCAAAAGCTATCAAATTAAGCATATAATTTGTATTTTGCTTAATGATGAAACGTGGACTATGGACAAATGCTCCCGGTCTTAGAGAAAACATTCTTTTTTGACCGTTGAGGTAAAAATAGTGAGCTGTGAAGGTCAACCGTCCATTAGCTTCAGTCCAGTAGTTCAATCCGTCATCGGCTCGCGAATTTCGGAGCATATTCGGTCCACCACTAGTCGAATATTTCCCGACCTCTGTCTGGAAGATCTGGCTACTCATAACCAACCGTGAGAGTTGGTCTGGTGCGCCTGTTTCAGACGTGCCAAGGATACGTTCATAAAGCTTGTTGCTTTCAGTCAGCTTGTTAAATTCTACGGTTTGCTTGGCAATTTTATCAGATAGATTATTAACTCTATCATACACTCCATTAACTTCTGCTGTTGTAACGAAATTAGTAGCAACTTTTGACACAATCTTACTATAGATCGTATCACCATTGTCCGCATTATTAAACGTTTCCGTGACCTTACGTGATAAATCTGGACTATTTAAAATCAGCGTTTTAATTTGATCCGATAACGTAGCTGTGTCTGGAATCGTTCCAGCTTTAATAAGTGCTTCCTGTGCTTTTGCGTTTGCCTTCTCAATCTCGATAGCAGTTGACTGCTTGGCTTGTTCAAGCTGTTTATCAACATCTTTCTTGATCTTATCGACATCTTCTGTGTCGATACGCTTTTCCCACTGAGATCCGTTCCAGACATACATTCGGTCATAGATACCGTTCTTCTCAAACCAGATGTCACCGATTTTATGTTCTTTATCGTCTGGGTGGTTATACCAGACTTTGTTACCTTGCGCATTTAAGAGGTAGTCTGGTAAGCTGTTCTCAAAGCCTTGTTGAGCCTTAGCGATATCATCAACCCGTCCAGCTAGACCGCTTTGCATGGTTGATCTGACGTTCGTACCGATATCACCAAATTCCACGCTTTCGTTTCGCTCGTTGACAAAATCGTAAGTAACAGTCGTTACTTTCGCAGTCTCGTCCGTAAGCCCAATCTGTGGGTAGTAGATAGGCACGATATCACATAGCTCTAGTTCCTCGATCCAGCCTCGATCCGCATAGTCAAGTGTGCGTGCTAGATCAGCATACTCGATTTTGATGTTGATCTTAGGCTTACCAATTTCATTGCGCTCCATATAATCATTAGCGATTTTACGCAATTTATCGGGTGTTGGGATATCCTTACTCTTACTATCGCTCTTAAACTCGCTAGAAAAGTCTACGACCTTAATTCTGCGATGTGCGTAGAGAGCCTTATACTTACTATCTACATAATTCTCTGGTAGTGTGACCGTTACTGGATCAGGCTGGCTATCACTAGTGTCGCCCTCTGGTTTGTCTGGCGTATAAGTAGCGTATGGTAACACACTAGTGTATGCACTCTCAATCGTTTCGTCAGATTCAGCAGATAAAATATTTCTGCCATACTCTAATACGGTTGGTGCAGTACGCCCTAACTGCTTATGCAGTCGAACGGTCATATTGTCAAATTCATACTCACCGCCATAAATATCAAGGATCGATCCCTCAACACCACCAAGGGCAAGACGGGCATTCTCCATTTTAGAGATATCAAACACACCCTTGCCAGTCGTCTGGATATCAGACCAAACATCAAAACGTAGATCACCAATCGTTGCATTGTGCCAGATTGCGAGAGCAGTAAAGGCAGAACCACTAAAGGGCCTGCCATTCACTAGCCCCATGTATTCCAGCTTATGACTGATATGCTGACCGTAGATTTTAACGATGTTACTGCTATCTTTTACGATTCGCGAGATCTCAAAGGTTTGGTTCTTGGTACGTAGTCCAGCATCAGCCTTGAGCTTCATTTCTTTCTCAAGGGTTGCAACCATTGGATCGTTCGTGGGAATTTCTGAATATAGCGTATAATTTCCGTTGCGTTCACGGGTTACAGTCCCCTTGGTAACGTTAAGTTCACCCAGACCGTAAGTGTCAAAAGCCGTCTCATTTTTATTAAACAAAATAGGTCTCATAGCTTAACCCCCCAGTTCGGGATTGTAAACACTTCAAAATTCCCGTCCCAACTAATCAAGTTACGGCCGTAGTCAAAGTAAGGCATCTGAAATTGAGGAGAGCGAACCACCTTATCCCAGGCTTGCAAGTTACCAGAGAATACCTGGTTAGCTTGCATATCCAGCGTGATCTTACCTTGGACATCTCTTAACTTAGTTTTGCGTCCGTTAATAGTAAGTGTACAGTCACCCGATCCGACAAGTGTGATGATAGGTTTTGCGTTGACATTGCCCATACCATTCACGGTAGCACCATTCATTAGTTTCTTGGTAGTACGACCCTGCTTATAAAATTTGACTGGATAACACACAAAATTAATGGTTGTTTTACCAAACTGCCGCATGGTTTCTTCAATACTAAATGTTTCAAGATAGGCAGCACGATAGATAAAATCTGGATCGTAAGAGATCGTTAAATCCTTATAACCTGCCACGTTGAGCCATTCAGAAATTTTATAAACTTCTGTAGCAATTAAGCCCTTTTCTTTTACAAAATTTACAGGAAAACTCAATTCAGCAGAATTAAGACGGTTATTACTTATTAGCAAGTCACCATCTCTCCCTGCTACCGTCACGCGCTCTACATCAAGGCTGGAAGTAGTGATCTTCTTGCCTTCTGCTACTTTTAAGCCGAATTCAGTATTTTTCTTTCCGTTGAAAGTAAATGTCGTCAAGCTAATCCCCTTCCTTCCTGATTAGTATAGTATGCTAGTTCACGCATTAAGCGCTTCATGAACTCTGGTGTCAAATCTTGTCCAGTGCTATTTCCATGCACATTCAATGTGTAGTTTTGGTTTGGCCTTTCGTCACGATTGTTACCACGTTTAACCTGGTCAATCAACTCTTGGATAAACGGTACAAGATCACGCTGTTCATTGTTCCGTTTCCATTCATTAACATTCTTGATTCGTTGTGTAACGTTCGCAACTTCCGAACGTTTCCAACCTACACCGTCTGCAAAGTTCGGTATACCTAATTCACGCATAAAGTTTTTAGTCAAACCAGCGCGCATGACTTTCGAACCTCTTGGAAGATCAAGGATCACGTTACGGCCCTCTGGGATAAACGATGATCCGTCCGGTAGTGTGACCATTTCTTTGTAGAGCGTACCACGTTGGTCATTGACCATTGCAAGTCCACCTTCGTGGTAGTCTGTACCATCTTTAAAACCAATCGCGGCTGCTGCTCCACCAATCATCCGCCTTACGACATCAATGTATACTGTCTTACCTTGAACGCTATTGATATTTGATTGAGCGCTCCATACAGGGCCTGCAGTATTATCTTGTGCATTGATGCCCTTGATAGGACTTGGAGTGCTATTCCAAGCGTTTTGATTTTCAATAGCTTGCCGTGCAGCAGTTATCGCACCAGTTGGATCACCCAACTGCGGTTTAACTGGACTAGGTGTACTATTCCACTCTTGCTGTTTAGCAATTGCTTGGTTAGCAGCGTTAGTTGCGTTACTTGCATCGGCAGTAAATTGTTTTGTAGGTACTGCGAATCCGTTATACAATCCCAAAGCGCCCATAGCTTGGTTAGTCCCAAGCGTTACACCGTCTGGAGTTGCAATCAAGTCCGTCTTATGGTCTGTAGGTAGTGTTAAGATGCTAGACATCGCACTAGCGATAGCGCTCTTGGTCTTGTCTTCTGCATCCAAGTTGACTACGTGAGCCATACCAGTTAACGAATCAACTGCTAGTCTAACACGTTCAGCCTTATCACTTGCAGCATCTTTTAAGATCAGTTCTTTCTGCTCTGGTGTGAGTGTATTCCAACGCTCAATGATCGCAGTAGCACGTTCACCCGATGATAGGAAGTCAGTATTCTTCATCAAGAGTTCTTTGACTTCTGCTGGCATTGCATTGTACTGTTCCAGCAATGTCTTGCTATCAAGGACGGCTTTCATACCTTGATTGTTACCGACTACTAACTCTTTCTCTTGTGGGGTTAAGCTATCCCACTTGCCAACCTCAACCAGTGCTTGTCCGATCGTCATCTTAGCGTTAGTCTCAAGGTTTGCGTGCTTGAGGATAAACTGCATATTCTCCCAGCCATTTTCAGCTTGGAGCGCTTTAGTTACTTCCTCTTGTGCATTGGTCTTGACTTGTCCAGTCTTAGGATCAAATACTAATCCATTCCAGATGTTGTTGGCATCTTTGGTCTCCTGCGACATATTTTGCACGCTCTTAGCAACCATACCAGACGAACGACCCACGATGTCGGCGAATTGGTCTGCCTTAGCCATCATCTTGTCGTAATCAAGGCCAAGTTCTGCCCAATCCTTGCGCATCTGATCAAAATACATCTTACGTTGTTCGTCGTTACCGAAATTAAGAGGTACTTTCTTACTCCATTCCTTTTGAAGAGCAGCATACTCACGGCCAAATGCTTCCATCTTGGACTTGTGTTGGGCATTTAGTTTTTCCATTTCCTTGTTGTATTCGGACTGGCTATAAATCCCCTTTTCGTGAGCATCTTTCAATGCAGTCACTTGCTCATCATAGAGCTTCTGTTCCTCTTTGAGCCATTTAGCTACAACTCCCGATCCTTTACGTAACTGCGTTTCATTCAGATCACTAATCTGACCATTCATGGCTTTCATGATGGCAGTGCGTTCATCAGCAGAATATTTCTGCAATGACAATTGCTTATCAATAAATTGATTTTCGTAGTCGTAGATAATCGCTTGTTCTTCGCGAGTGATCTTTCTGTGTTGATCGGATGCGTTTTGATAAATCTGTACAATCTCATCTGTCATGGATTGCACATTCTTCTTTTGCTGTTCTGCTTGAGCTACAGCACGTTTTTGGATTGTTTCACTTGCACCAACTTTTTCAAGACCTTTAAGAGTCTTTTCAAGGTCTTTGTCAATCGCTTTTTGGATATCATCAGCAAGACCTTGCACACTCTTACGGACATTCTCAACCGCTTGCGCTCCACCTTGGCCAAAGCCTACGGTAGCCTGATGAACTTCATCTACTTTAGATTTCAAACGTGATAGCTCTTGGTCTTGTAGCTTGCTTACACTCGTTCCCCAAGTCTGAGTACGTTCGTTTGCATCCGCCATTTCTTTCGCAATGATCCCGATGCCTATTAGTGCAGCACCACCAGCAAGGACACCCCAAGTAACTGGATTACCTAACAACCCAACTGCTGTACTCCACAATCCTGTACTTGCAGCCGCACTCTCTGCAGCAGTCCCAGTAGCAGTCATACCAGTGACCATTCCTTTTAAGCTGTTGATAAATCCATTACCCTCAGAAACAGATTTTAGTACACCGCTAAATTTACCAATTCCTCTAGCGACTGTACCCAAAGTCTTCGAAAAGCCACTAATAATTCTTGCACCACCGCCTAATATTTTCATCGCTGGACCAATTGCAGCAGCAAAACCAGCCCATTTTAAAATGCTCTGTTGTTGCTCTGTTGACATTTCACTAAACTTCTTAGCCATGTCTGATAACGTTTGTAGCCAAGGTTTAGCAGCGTCCAAACCACTGTTTAACGCTTTTAGTAGTGGCCCACCAAACTCAATCGCAATATCAGTAAGTTTGTTCTTGAAGATTTTAAGTTGTGATTCTGTAGTTTCATAACGCTTGCTTGCTTCGTTTGTAAGTGCGTTATTTTCTTTCCAAGCGGTATTAGAGCGACTAACTGCCTCGCTCATCTTATCTGATGCTGATGCTAGAGATTTCAGCATATTCCCTTGACGAATACCTGTCATTCCAAGTTCATCAAGGATGCCATCCATATTCTTGCCTTCGTCATGCGCACGTTGTAAACCTTTAATAAATGATTGTAAGGCTTCCGCTGGTTTCTGTTTCCAAGCAGTAGAGAATTGTTCTGCAGTCATTCCTGCAGTTTGTGCGATGACTTCTAGTTTCTCTTTCGCACCTTTACCTACACCAGCTACCGCCTTACCGATACCAGTAAGGGTCTGGTTCATCGCAGTTCCCCCTGCTTCGGCTTCAATACCCACACTACTCATAGCAGTAGCAAGGCCAAGAATTTCTGGGGTAGTTAAACCAGCAAGTTTACCGCCTGCTACTAAACGGTTGGTCATTTCGACAATATCGCGTTCTGTCGTGGCAAAATGGTTCATTTGTTATCACAAAGGCTTTTTATCCTCTGTTTCTCATAGTTTCCTATGAGTTCGGCATATATTTTCACCTTCAACTTCACTTGTTAAGGTGACGGCCACTCGTGGGAAGATTGTATTCTACGCTTTTTGAGTAAACAAAAAGCATAGGTTCACTTCCTATGCTCTACGGTGATTGAGTTTTTTTAATCACTCAATTTACCTCGGTATTAACTTATCTTTAGACTTAGTTTTCACCGATTTTGGCCGTTATTTTAAGCTACTAATTTCTTAGTAACTGGGCAACCATACTTACCCAAATCCACCACGGCTGACCCAAAGTGTCCAGACCATGTGCCAAGGTCCTTACCAGACACTTGCATGATGTTACCGATTTTAGCGATTGACGATGCAGCTTCTTCGGAACTTAGGTTAGTAGACACTCCCAAATTAATCATGGTTTTGGAGAAGTCTTTAATCGCACCAATAGGTACACCTAATTGCCCTGCTGCTTCTGCTACGTGTGCGATTTCTACCGCACTAGACGGCATTTCTTTAGCCATCTCGCGAATACTGGTAGATAGTTGGGCAAATTGCTGCGGAGTTCCGTCCACTGTTTTCTTTCAATTTTGTTATCGTAAAGGCTTTTTATCCTTTACTTCTTACAGTTTCCCGTAAGTTCGGCGTACATTTTCAACCTTTATTGTAAGGCTGTCGAACACTCGTGGGAAGATTATATTTATTCACTCCCTACGCTCTACACTACTTACCAGCCTTTCGCAATCTGATAAGTTAGCACGGTATTAGCATATACTTTGTAAAGTACTTAGCTTTTACCGTTTTTGCTCGATTTAATTACTCTAATATTACTATTAGAGAGGGCAAAGATTTACCCCAGCGAACGCACTCTCATAATCAATCGCAGCCTTAACCGCAACCCCAGCGCCAGCAAGTAGTGGTACAGTCAGACCTTTTGTAAGCGTTGATCCAACACTTTGCATACTCTTTCCAATACCCTGCATCTTTGAACCGAATGAATGCAAGCTGTTTCCAACTTGTGTCCATTTACTAGACTGGATATTGATTTCTCTTGTGAGGTCAGCATATCGCCCCCTCAAATCTGATAAAGTCGTAGCAGTCTGCAACATCGCATTACGTGCGCCTAGCAAATCTTCTTTGTTTTTCGCACTCGCACTACTCAAATCACCAATCTTGGATTTTAGATTATTGTAGTGTTCTGATTGTTGCTTTAAAATGCCCTCATAAGCTTTAATGCTGTTCGCAGTCTCACCTAAAACGGTTTTCATTCCCGTTAGGTCCTTACCGCCTTTACCAACATTTTTAAAGGATTTTTCCATCGCAGATAAGGAACGATCCAGACCACGCATATATGAGCTTAATTGCTTGGTATTTCCAATAAATGGTTGGATGTCCAGCGATGCTGTTGCTACTAATTCACCTAAATTACTAGCCATTTATCCTCCTTTCTTAACCAAATAAAAGCGGAAATGCTTTATCAAGCGTGGTCTCTTTCTCTGCTTCCTCTTTCTTCGTCTCAAAGGCTTTCACCATCAAATCAAAGTCAGAAAGTCGCATCTGTTTAATTTCAAGGATTGTATATCCCTGTTGCATCAGCTCTTGAAACCAGATTAAGAGATTATCACGCGCTTCTTCTGGGCTTATCCCTTTTTTTCGTCTTCACCCTCAAGGTCTTCGATCACTTCTTCTTTAATTCCAAGCGCTGCGAGATAGATTTTTTCAAGTGTTTTTAAAATCGTGATATCTGCTTGCTTCAAATCTTCGACTTTAAACTGACCGCCAAACATATCAACGAACATTTTTAGATATGCTTCATTTAGTTTGCGATTTTCTTTTGGATCATTCGCTTTCTTAGGGTCTTGGATAAGCGCTGATTGTCGCACGTTTTGCTCAGTTGCGAGGAGATTATCTTCTACATTGATATATTCCTTAGTAAATTCTTTATCAATTCCACCAATTTTTAGCTTGATTGTGTACATTTCCTACTCCTTAAATAAAAATAAAAAGCATGGAAATAGAATCCATGCTTAGAAAGTTGTTATCCTGCGCCTACAGCACTAGCTGGTGCGGCGCTTACGACTTTGGGAAGACTGCTGCACGGAATTTCTCCAAGTTAAACGCTGGGTTATCTTCACGAGCAATGATCATTACATCACCGTTTTCATCGTCACCACGCGCAACGAAGTTACCTGTCACGCTGTCTTCTTTAGGTGCTGGTGAACCGTCTTTAGTTTCAGTTTCCATGCCCGGAAGAGAGAATTTACCTTTAAGGAGACCGATCCAGATAGCCTTACCATCTTCTGTGGAAGTACGGAAGCAACAAGCCACGTCTTTAGGTGTGAGGTTCTTGTTGTACACTTCCATACCGTCTTTTACTTCGATTCCGTAAAGAACTTTACGTGCTTCTGTAGAAATGTCGAGTACAGAAATATCCAATTGTGTACCTGTGATACCAGATGACAATACTACGTATGGGCCATCATCAGCAGCGATTGTTACAAGTTCGTTTGTGATATCAATCTTAGCAGATTTCATCCCCGGCAATTTCATAGTTGTTGGGACTTTATTTTCAGCGTTAACTTCACCAAATTCAAATCCACGCAATCCAAATTTAACTTTAGACATTCATTAATCCTCGTTTCTTAATTTTTCCAGTTGCCAATCAAAAAAACGATACTTTCTTACATTCACCAGTAAGTCAATATCGTTATCTCTGTATCTTGGCAGTTCGTTTGTTGTGTAACGGTCAAAGCCATTACTTTCTAAAATCTTATCCATCAATTCAGCAATCTGTTCAGACTGCTTGGCATTCACACACCAATAGTTGATTGTGATCCTGTGTTCAGTCGAGATGGCTTTATCATCTGCAAACTCAACATCATTCTCATATGTTGGATAGATACGCATAAAGGGCGCTAAATCTTTGCTTAGCGCATTAGTCGGGCGCTCTGGAATGTCGTAGGTAAAGATGCCTTGCTTAAATCCAAGACCAAATTTCTTCCCTCGTAACTTATCGAGTAAGCTATTCAGTTCTTCATCGTTGCTTAATAACTTATAAGCTATTGTTTCTACAGTCACAATCCCAATCCCTCCTTTACTTTCGTAGCGTATATTTCTTTAACAATTGGTGTTGCTTCATTAATTGTCTTTTCTTCAAATCCTTGCGATTTCTGGTATTTCGTACCATCGTCTGGAAAGTGTATCCGCCAGCCTGTAGCACGACCAAAGCCAATATCTTTTGATATCAAACCGTGGTCACCACCTTTAAAACCTGTGACTTTCGTATCATCTTTGGCATGGACACCATCAAGTACGAAGTAAACTGGTGTATTTACTTCCAAAATCTTCTCGACTTCATCCGCTCCTTCTCCTACTGCTGCTCGTGCAGCCTTTGGAGCTTTCACTTGCAGTTCGTTTAGTCGTGATAAAATCTGATCCAGACCTTTTGTCATGTCCGCCTCTTGATGCTGATCTTATCCATGTCAAATGATGATTCATCCACATCGACCGATACGATATCATATTCAAACCCGTTAAATTCAACATGATCTGAGCTATCAAATGGTCGTTCTGGATTGTGACGAATATACAAGGTTTTTAATTCGCTCGAAGAAACAATTCCTTTAGCTTTCTTGTTGGCAGTCTGGTTCGCCCCCTCTTGAAAGTCTTTCAAGGAAGTTTTAGCAACCTCTGCCCAACAAGTATAGAGGTTTTTTCGAGATGGAGAGACAACCTCACCATCTTCGTTCTGACCTCCGATTTCACGGAAGAATGTTACTCTGTGATTCATCTTTCTTGTTATCATCGAGTTCCCTCCGTGTTCTTAATTGATGGATAATATTAAGTATACCGTTAGCCAGTCCATGACGTTGCGTGTCAGCAGACAAGCCACGATGTTCGTATTCCTCTTTTACTTGCTTTTTAACGGCAAGTGTAAACTTAGCATATTTAGCTAAATCTTGAGGGGTTACATCATTTCCGATAGCAAAACAGATTTCATCTTCTGCAGCATCAATCATTTCTTCAAGCATTTGATCCTCAAAGTCAAAATCAATCTTACAGTATAATTTCACATCTTCTAAATCCGTTACAGCCATATCATCACGCTCCAATCAATGCAAGTAGTTGCTCTTTGGTTTGTGATGCGCTGTACGTGATTCCTTTGCTATCGAGATAAGCCATGATGTCGGCTTTGGTGCTACTTGCGGTTGGTACTACTAGAGTTACCGCTGACCGTGAGACACCCCCACTCGTTGGGGGAGTATTAGGGCATAGTTACGAAATAACCAGCTTTCGCATCTGCTTTCTTCACGTCAAAGCGTACAACTGCTTGCAAGTATTGACCGTAGATTTCGTTGTCAGTCCAACGTAGACCCAATTCTTGACGGTCTGCAAAGAGTACAGCGCGTTGGATATCACCGATAAACGCTTTAGCATCACCATCTACGCCAAGCGTTGTATCAGCAACTACAAATACTGGATGTCCAAGAAACTCTTTTCCAGAAGCAGATGTGATTGAATCTTGAAGAAGGTAACGGTCATTCTTATCTTTCAAAGTGTCCAATTTTTGATAGAATGATTGAGAAACCACGAATGATACGTTATAAGCTGGGTCAAGATCTTTGTTCAAGATGTGCTTGATTTCGTCAAGGTTTGTAGCGTTCTTAGCTTCAAAGTCTTTCAAAACAGTTGCAATAGCTTTGTTTGTAGTATTAACCTTGATTTGGTTTGCTGCTTCTGCGACAATTGCCAAAAGGTCAACATCTGCATCGTCAATGGCTTCTTGAGACAATGGAATCGCACCGCGGTAAGTCTTAACTTTCCAATCTACGCTTGTAAATTCTGGTTTAGCAAGAGCAGGGTTTTTTTCCAATTCTTCAACACTTACCATTTCTGATGTTGCACGTTTGAGAATTGGGTAAGAGCCTTCGCCCTTAGATGCTTTGTGGATTGTTGTGAATTGTTTCAAGTCAAGAACTGTTTTCACTTCACGAATTGGTGTAGTTACGATTTCTTTGCTAGTAACCTTTTCAGTTCCATCTTTCTTCAATCCGTCAGCGGTAGGGTTAACTGCTACGTTCATTGGAACAAGCACATCTTTTCCGTCTGTTTTAAGTTGGCTATCTACTACCGCACCTTTAGTACGAATGTACTCACCTACTGCTTCACGCATAGTTTTAGTTTCTGTTGCTACTGCATGAGTTTCAGCAGTTTGTGGTTCATTTTTTACTTCTTTAAACAAATTTAATTCCTCCGTCAATGTGTTCAAAGTTTCTTTCTTAACATCGATAGATGCACGCATTTCTTTCGCTTCATTAAGATCAGCGTTTGCACTATCTTCCAACATAGCTTTTAAATCGCTTGTAGCAGTTTCAATTTCTGCCTTAGTTTCAGCGATTTTAGCTTCTAATTCTTTGATTTTTTCATCAATCATTTAGGTATATTCCCCTTTCTTTTAAAGACCGTTTAAGATGGTCTCTTTTTCTAGCTCAAATAACATCGCTTGAGCTTCTTTTGTGTTCGATTTCTTCCGTGAGTAAAAGTCATCGATGACTGCTTGCGGTAACAATCCACTTTCGAGGCTTGCTACTGCGCCTAAATCTTTCTCAAAAGTCATGAGTTCATCAGCAAAACCTTTTTCAATCGCTTCATTCGCAGACATAAAGGTTTCATTCTTCATCATTTCAAAGATTTCATCTTCTGATAAACCAGTCTTTGAGACATACGCATTAATAATCGATTGGTCGCTAGACTTGAGAGCATTTACTGCTTTCTCTAAATCATCGCTATTTCCAGATGCACGAGTAAGTAGTGCTTTGTGGATCATAATTTGTGCAGTTGGACTCATTTTGACCGTATCCGCACCCATAATCGCAACACTAGCAGCACTCGCAGCCATTCCTGTCACTTCCACTGTGACGTGGCCTTTGTATTCTTTAAGAGCGGTATATATTTCGCTTCCTACTGTCACTAGACCACCGTTGGAATTGACTTCTAGCGTGATATCCTCGTTGATATCTTCTGGAAATTGATCTGTAATCGACTTTGCGCTGACCGCCTCTAGTCCAAAAAACTCATACACTTCGTACTCGTTATTCGAGATCAGAGGCCCTTTCATCTTGATTCTCTTTGCCATTTTCATTCTCACCCCCTTTCAATGTCTGATATTCCTCTTTCTTATCGAGGAACACATAGTTCAGACTGGATTGATAACGATCCATATTAGGATCAGACGAACGCTCTTTCCCAAGTTCCACGCGCCCCTCGTTGGGTGTGATAACCTGGTTAATAATCAACTTCGTGATTTCATCTACGTTTCGACCTGTCACGCTTCGAGTGTCGAAGTCGATCTTGTATTTCTTACGTTCTTCATCGCCCAATACTTTAAGGGCAAGCTCGCTAGTGATTGCGTCAAAATAAAACGGCAAGTCGTTCGCGACATAATCCTCAGCCAACTGTGCTACTGACTGGTTAGGACTATTCACACCTAGCTTATAACTTGGCACTCGCAAGGCTTTCGCGATCTGCGCAGTCGTAAAGTTATTAGATGTAATCAACTGCAAAACGTTCGTATCAATTTCAAGTGGTGTATACTCTTGTGTATCGTCAAATACTAAAGGACTGCCACCAGTCGAACCCTCACGCATCTTCTCAAAGTCCATACGGGCTTTCTTGCGTGCCTCACCGTTCAGTTGAGCGCCTTTTAGCTTGATAATTCCGCTAGAAAATCCATCACGGAAGAATTTAATCAAGGTATTCAGTCCACCGTCTTGCAAGCTGATCTCGCTACCAAGTGACAGTAGTGGAGATCGTCCTAAAATGGTATCGTGACTAAAGAATTTCCAGTGAATGACATCTTCCGCTTTACATTCAATCGCCTTACCCGTTAAACGGTCACGGAAAGTATATATCAGTCTGTGGTCGTTCGTTTCCTCTACAGTCGTTTCAGACGGTCTGTAGAATTGAAATTGAAGTGCTTTTTCAGTCTTAGGGTCTCGTAAGATTCGAGAAAACGAATTCCCTGTTAGAATCGCGTTAACGGTCATTGCGAACTTCCATGTCCGTGCTGACACGTTACCAGTCGATTTAACGTTTAAGAGATAGTTCAAATCCGCATCTTGCTCGATGTTCCCAGTAAAATCTTTCTTTAATAATGGGAATCGTGCGATATCTCCAGCGATGATGGTGACTGCCGTTAAGATATCGCTGTTCTTTAATGCAGAAATTCCTGTGTACTCTGGGGAGTAGTTGCCAGATAACACGGAAGAAATGTAATCATCATAAGAGGGCTTGGTTGATCCCAATGGTTGAAAGAAACTCATATAATCTCACCTCCTTTCTATCCATTGAAATCAATGTTTCTTATGTTTATGTTCAAGTCGTTTGATTCGATCTGCTAAAACCTCAATAACATCTACTGTGTCTTGAGTAAATTTAAAGAGATCATTCTCTAAATACTCAATACGCTCCAGCAACTCGTATTTCTTCTTGATTCGTTTCTTCATTGCGCACCCCCTCGATCAATGTATATGGCTAAAATAATTAGGATCAATCCAGTCGAGATAAATCCAACCACTGGATTTACCAAGAAAAGACCGTAAATTAAAAATCCTATGCCGATAAGCAATAGGATTGTGTGTATATATTTCAGTAAGATCAAAATAGGCTACCTCCTCCCAATATTTTCTCGTTGGTCCAATATCCAGACCCGTCAAATGGTTCAAGGTAGCATACTGCATAAGCATCTAAAAGGGCATCTAGTGGGTCAATTTTATTGCTATTTTTATCCTTATCAATACGCATACCGTTATTATCAACCTTGACACGCGCATTATTGATGGCCATTGTAAGTAGTTGATTTCCAGCGTGCTTGATTGTGCCTTTCAAGACTTCATCACGTAGCTGTCTGGTTGGCATATTCAAGACCATTGTATTTTGTCTCACTTCGATTAGTGGCCATTCTGGATGTCGTTTTTCAATCATCGCAATTAATGAGCTAAATTGGTATGGGTCGAAGCATATAGCTTGTAACTCCCACTCATTCATATAGATCATTTCTTCCAACTTCTCAAGTACACGTTCATCATCAATCACACCGCTTTCGAGTGTTGTGATTTCACATTCGCCCATACGCTCTAAATTCGTATAAGAGACACCGTCACGTTTCTCTTTAGCGACTAGCCCATACTTGGTAGCTACAAACGAAAAGCTATCGCAAAACCAATAATCGTCCATCTGGACCATCGTGGAGATGGCAAATAAGTCGTTAACCTTACCAACATCGACACCAATCCAAACCCTACGCTTACGTGTGTTTGGCTTTTCATCGAGTTTAGCTTGTTGCCAGCTCGATTTATCCATATATGAGCTTTCTGATGATTGTCTCCACATATTAAAGTTCTTAACCAGCACCTCATTAACTGTGCCAGTTTCAAGTGATACTTTCCTACGTGTTCTTAAATAGTCAATCATGTTATCGTAGAGTGCTTCAACTTCTAAAATAGGGTTTGATTTAATCCAGTTTGCTTCATCTTTGATTTCTTCTTCATTGTCTTGTTCTGCGATAAAAGCAAAGTAACCATCATCCGTAATTTCATCATTTAAAATCCGTTCAATGTATGGATACTCGATTGTATGCATCGGTACGTTTAAATCAAATCCAGCGGTTGAAATAATCAAAATCAATGGATTGTCTAACTGTCCTTGACCAGACGCGAGCAGTTCAAGCATTTCATTTGTTTTTGATGCTGCAAACTCATCTAGCACACCAACATACGGTTCAAATCCATCGACCGCCCCTGTATCTCTGGAAAGTGGTCGTATATAGGATTCATCTACCAAATTACGCAATTCCTCACGCACTCGTTTAGTAGCCTTGCGCACGTCTTCATCTTGCGCCCTTAAAGCGTCCAGTTGCTTCCGCGCCATGTCGAATGATATCTTTGCCTGACTTTTGTCATTGGCCGTGCAAAACAATTGCCTACTCATCGCTGGATTACGCCCAAACAGAAATTCATAGAGCAATATACCAGCTACAAGAATTGTCTTACCATTTTTACGAGCCAGTGAGATCATTGCTTTTCTGAATCGTCTGATTGTGTTGTCTGATTTTCTTCTCCAGCCATACAAACTAGCGATGATGAATTTTTGAAATTCCGCTAGTGGATAAGGCTTGCCAGTTTTTACATCCGGGAGGATT